ATTAATAGCAGTACGAATATCTTGTGGGATAGTCAAGCCAGCGTCAGCACCAGTCCCGTCTGTTTTAGAATCAAGCAAGTTTTGGTAACGACCACGAACGAGGTTTTTAAAGTCTTTAACGAAGTTAGCTTTAACTTCTTCTTCGTTTTCAGTCAAAGGTTGTTTTTCTTCCTCTGACATATTCGCTACTTCGCTCGCACGAGCTTCAGTATATTGTTCTTTGAACATGTCACGTTTCATTTTTGCAGTGTCACGTTCGTTTTTGATTGCTTGCAATTCTTCAGCGGTAACTGAATCATCAAGCATAGCTACGTTAAGTTTTTCATTAAGATTTTCGACCTTGTCGCCTTGAGCAACCCAAAGGTCATGCAATTCGTTTGATGTTTTCATCAATCATCTTCCTTTCATTTTTCAAGTAGAATAGCCAATTTCTGCTCACGCAATGTATTGGTCTTAGGTGTAGCAATCATATTCTTAAATTTAGTGATTGCTGATTTGCTTGGTAGTTGGTGTACGGCATTCGTAACCATGATTTCTTCTTCATCATCATTGAAAAACATGATTTCGTCCGCAAAGCCTTTATCAACGGCAGTTTTAGCGTTGAGCCACGTTTCTTTAGCCATAAGATCAAGTAATTCTGGTTGTTTAAGACCGGTTTTCATTTCGTAGGCCAAAGCAATGGATTCGTCAATGCTATTTAAAACCGCTGATTGATGCTCTAGGTCATCACTATTACCAATGATGCCAGTAGACGCTTTGTGAATCATAATGTGTGCCGTTGGACTGATACGCACGGTATCACCAGCCATAGAAATGACACTCGCAGCACTAGCCGCAAGCCCTTGTACGTTGACCACAATACGCTTGCCACTTGCTTTTAGCATTGTATAGATTTCACTAGCTGCAAACACATCGCCACCGTTTGACGCAATGTTAAGCGTGATTTCTTCGTCTTCATCGTTTGCAATGGCATCTTGTACCAGTTTTGGATAGGTACTAGACATGCCAAAGTATTCGTAGAATGCACCAGCATCATCACTTACAATATCGCCTTTAATGTCAATCTTGCCCATTTGTCTCACCTCCTTTCAATATGGTTCGGTTAGGGTTCTCACCCTCTGGCAACTCTTTAGGTAGAATTTCAGCTTGTTGCAAAATATACAAGCCTTGATTCTGTGCGAGTGTGCCACTTTTAACCATGCTATTGATACGGCTGATATAGTTAGCGCCAGTCGGGTCAACCGCTGGGAAAATATCCGCATCAACATCACACGAAAGTTTTTGAGACAGCTCACTAAGGAATGGTCTTAAATAACGCGCGACTGCTTTAGAGTACACATTGGAACTCATTTCTAGTGATGATTGTTGGTCACCTTGTCCACCGACAACGTTCTCTGGGATACCGTAGACTTTTGCAAATTGTCCGGTCGTCCAGTCCGCTTGCTTAAGTAGTTGGGCCACGTTGGATTTGATTTCAAGAGGTGTGAAGTCCTCTAAATCATCCAGTACCAACGGACCGCCTTGCATTTGTTTCATTGCTTGTCGAGAACGTGAGACCTTGGTTTTGAAATCGAGCAAACCGCCGCCCTTAATCTTCAAAATACCATTGGCGTTGAGGGCGTTCTTAAGGGAATTAAGCGTTAGCTTATCACTAGCCTTTTGAATATCCAACTCTCTACCCAGAGCCATCAATGGACTTACGCTTGTCAGGCCACCATCTACAGATAGCAATCTGAAGTGTAAGATGTCACTCTGTGGAACGTGTTGTTTTGGCGGTATACGTGGGTCATCGAATGTGATGTTGTAATAGAGACCATTCTGATTATCCAATCGGTTGAAAGTGACTTGAGACGGTCTTAAATACTCCCACTTCATATCACGCCCGTTATCATTACGCCATCTATACGCAAAGGCTTCCCCGCCCAAAAGCATTTGAGCAAAGATAGACTGGTAAAAGTTAAAGCGATTAGCGTTGTTTGACGGGTTATCCACAATGCCTTGCATTTGTTTTCGGCTGGTTGTTAGCTTAGCAGTCGCAAGGTCGTTGGATAGCTGACTGATAATAGAGAATAAGTCCGAGTTTTTTAGAGCGGTTTCGGCTGAAACCCACTCACTACCGTTTAAAGTAGCTAAAAACTCTGGATCAGCGATATCAAAAAAGCCCCCTTGATTACTCGGTGGGCTTTCGGTTGCTAAGTTAAATATCGGCAATTATTATCACCTCCTTTCTAGCCTTTCTTAGCGGCTAGCTCACTAATTAAACCCGCCAATACAAATGTGACGGTCATACTGATACCAAACCACACATAACCGAGGTTGTAAGTGGTCAAATTAAGCGAAATTGCAGCTAAAATGAACATCAAAATGTCAAAAATGGCCCAAATCGCCTTAAAAAACTTCAAAATCATGTATTAATACTCCTCTAGTAGTCCACTATCTGGGTTTTTTAGCCAGTTTAAAACGGCTTCCTGACTCATGTGTTCTACCTTCCACGTTGGATTGTTAGTAATAGCGTAATCTTCAAAGGCATACATCCCGTCATAGAACGCATCAATAAGAGCGTCCACTACGTCGATTTTATAGGTCGATTTCATTTTATCGACTTGAATACCGATGTTATCTTCCTTGATTACTGCATTTATCAAGGCTTTTCGCATGATTTCATCATCCAAACGGGTAATATTGCCCTCGATAAAGAGGGTTTGAAGGAATTTTGTCGGGTCTTTCAATTCACTTGTCCGTTGTCTAATCGGCATAAGTGGGAAGCTCGTGTTAGATTCCAAGGCTTTGATAATCTTAGATACCATCATGGCATCGTAGCCAAAGAAGACCACGTCAAGCTGATTGTCTTCCACATACTCACAAAACCATCGGTACACTTCCTCTGGATTGATTAGCCCTTGTGGGTGGCTTGTAATCGTACAAAAACCCTTAGTTTCTAAGTCTCGATAGTTAATACCGTCTTGTTCCATCTTAGCTTCTAACGAGCCCGCTTGTTGCCAGGGGATAAAACTGTGCTGTTCGATATGCCATTTCTGACTACCATCTTCAGCAATATACGGATAGACGAAACCAATAGCCGTGTTATCGCTGAACATAGACGCATCCAATCCGACATAAACACGCTTGCCTTTGATGTCGAAATCATCAACGACTGCATTTTCAATATCAGTTAGATCAAGGAAACTATTACTATCAGCTAGCAACCAACAATTCATGTTTTTTACTTGGAAATCAGCAAGTTTACCCATAAGCAATTTCTTATCACGTTCGGAAAGTAGCCCCTTCATCAAGCCATCCTTTAGTTTAGGGTGGTTAAGTAGTGGGTTACTCTTTGGCCACGTCTCTGGTTTAAAGACTTCTTCTAGATTATCTTGCGACCAGATTAGACATAGCTGGTCATCACCAGAACGGTCAAAGTCACGTTCCATAATCTCAATCAGTTTTTTCTGCTCTTGATGAAATGGAACATCGGGCGTTTGATAAGATGTTGAAATCTCAATAAAGCGTGAACCCTCGGTATTTACTTGTCCGGATGTGATTTTAGAAATCCCTTCATCCGTTCTAAGCTCACCAACCTCATCGGCAACAGCTAACTTAAAGTGCTTACCATCGAATTTACCAGATTCAAAAGAAATGGTATGGATAGTGTTAGCATCCACGAGTGACTTAATTTCTCGTGAATATAATTGGACTTGTGTTTCCTCTGCTAGCGACTTAAACGGCTCATTCTCTATGATTCTAGCCATCATAGATTTAACATAAGTATATAGCTTCATCGTCTGGTCGAAATTTAGAGAGCTGACAAGAAAATCTTGGTTACTTTGCCCGATAATCTCAATAAGATAAGAGAAATTAAGGCAGATACCAGCTATCATCGTTTTCCCTTGTGAACGGGCAATCGAGATAATGATATTTGAAAACCTCGGTACATCGTCCAAATCAAACCACGCAAAGAGTTGGGCAAATATGAAATACTGCCAATCCATCGGCTCTAGCTTTTGACTTAGATCATCAACGTTTGGCACTAATGACAAGAATTTCAAGAAACGGTTAAACGCTTCGACTGAATAGACATAAGGAAAATCGCTATCCCCTTGCCTTTGCAAGTCTCGGAGGTGCCTAAAACATGCTAATTGGATATTGTAACCAGCGACAATCTTGCCATCTAGCACGTTAAAACAGTATTGTGTGCCATAGTCGGTATATGTTTTTCGCTCATAAGAAAAATCGATGCTGTTATAAGCACCGATTACATCTTTTGATTTGGTTAAGTCAATTTCTTGCATGTTTCACCTCCTTTATTTGAAGAATGCTGCCATTTTATCTTTCATCGAAGAATTATCCGCTTGACTTCCGGCTATTTCAGCTAATTCAGCCCGTCCTTTAGGGGTTAAGCCTAGCTGAATGCCTATTTTATTAAGGGTTTCAGTGGCATCTTTCATCGTCGCAACGGCAGGGTTCTTTCTAAATCCCATTGACTGCTCGCCTAGAATCTCGCCACTACCTTGTGCTTGGATGACTTTTTTAATTTCGGTTTGGATACCGTTTTCTTTCACGTCCTCGTAGGCTTTTTTGTAAATCTCGTAGTTAGTACAGTAGGTTTCCACAAGAAACGTGTCAATGCGTTCGACCTTTTCTGTTGCTTTTAAATACGGAATGATTTTAGTCCAAACTGACCTCGCCACTGTGCCCAAGTAGTTCGGTGGGTCAATGGGTAGAAAGCGGTCATTTTGCTCGTAAAACGGTTTCCGTTTGGCTGGTGACTTATTCGCCATTTTCTCACTTCCTATCTTGATTATGACACCGCTTAAAAACCCTCAAAATTGGCGCGCGGTGTAAGAA